GTCTACAGGACATAATTTCTTAGCATCTCGTTCTACCAGTAAACAAGCAGTAGACATTATTTTTTTATTCGCTGCATTTATTTTGTTAACTACTTTCACGCCATACCAAATTATATTTCTTATTGCCATGTAGACAACTCACCCCCTTTAATCTTCCTCTTTTAGAACAATTCTTAATTTATTATTTTGATTATGCCCTATATTCTGAATATAAATTATTTTATATGTAGTTGTATCTTTTACAAAAATATCTTTTTCTTGTATTTCTACCCCCACTGGATAATCAATGTACCAGTAGAAATCTGCGATAACAGTCAGCTTGTTTTCAGAAAGCATCTCTGTCCCAGTAATTGTAGATAGAACACCAGTTATCTTCCTCAAGCCTGCATAAGAGGTTATCACGCCCCCCATTCCATCGCTTACTTCTGTATATTGCCGTAGTTCCATTTCTGTCTTTTTCCCCAACATCTATACTATCTCCCATTTAACATATTTCTCCAAAATCATCTCCGCCTCTTTCGGTATATTACCTTCTTCTGCTGTTACAGTCATATCGCCAACTTTATAATTCTTTATTCCAGATGTTTCACTATCTCTTTTATCATACATATATTTAACTAATATTTTAATAGCAAGTTTTAAATCTTCTGGCATATTATCGGAGCTGTAACCTGCATAATATGTCATTCTTATATTACCATGACCTTTATAAAAACCACTGGTATAATATATATTGTCTTTTTCTACTTCATAATTATCTTCATCTATCTTACAATCATTTACCCATAATTCGCGCATATGGGAAATGATAACATTATCATCGTCAGTATCTTCAACTATATCATCATCAAAAGTTAAAACTAAGGCGGCAACTCCACCGGTCGCTATTGTAAGAAGTCCACTATTACTACCTGAATTTTGAACAAGCACTTTATCGGCTGCTGTAAAACCGTCATCTACAAAACTGCCACCGTCATTTCTTGTTAATGTTTTTCCTGTACTATCCCATACTAAATTATCAAGATTAACCACTAATACCGGGTAATGTTTAAAATATAAAATATCTTGATTATCACCGTCATATCTTTCTTTAACATGTAATTGTCCTTCAAATTTTCTATTGCAATAATTTTCCACCCAATCCTCGACAGAATTGTGAATAATTTCAACCATTTCTGAAGGGTCAGAAGCTGCTAAATTTGAGGTTATTGTTTGGGCTGCTGCGTGGTCGGCATTAAAGCCAAATAAAAGCCCTGCATCACTTCCTGTATTGGTATAGGCTATTGTTTTCCCTGCACCCACATCTATAGTAAATTTCTTCGTAGTAGTGGAATAGGTGACTGTAGATGTGATTGTAAAAGCTGTATCTATTTTAGTCTGCAATTGTGCGGCCAATTCTGTGCCTGAATACGTTCCATCATCTACTCCAACATTTGTAGCTGACCCTGCGTCATAAGTTAAAATTAAAATGTCATGGGAAGCGTCAACTGAAAAATAGCCGACTCCGATATTCATGTAGTTTAATATATCAGTTAAAGATACAATCATTTTGTCACCTACTTTTTAATTTTGTGGCAAACCAACCCTTACTCAAAGTTACCACTAACCCGGCCTCAATTTCTATCCCGGGCTTCCCCTAATTATGCCTGGTATAACTTATACACCCGGCAAGGTTTTTAATTTTAACTTCTATCCTGGAATATCTTCACATAGTCAATATTCAAATCACCTAAACCAACAACAGCAGCTTTGTCTAAACTAAAGTATGGTTGCATTTGCTGTTCTGATGCGGATAGATTTGACATATCAAAAGTAGTTGCAGCAGATACTCTTACGCCATCAACATAAAATTTAACGTCAGTTAAGGTAGTGAAGTCAATTCTAAAGATATGATAGGCTCCTTCTACTAAAGTTATTCCTGTAGCTGTGTCATCATTATTATTGGTTGCGTCATCTGATTCGGTTAATAATACTGCACTTGCTTGTAGTCTGAACCAAGCAGATTCTGTAAGAGCATCTTTATCAAGGTTATGATCACCTGCCATTCCAAATACTGCTGTTACACCAGTCCCCGGCACAACTGCCATGTTTAATCTACATTCAAATATCAGTCCAGAACCAACATCAAAAGTCTTGTTGTCATTCATATATAAGACTGCATCTTCTGCTTCATTGGTAGCTGCAAGATGTAAAAGGAATTGCCCGTTAGCACTATCAGCGACTATTGCTTCTGTTGCATCGCCAACGTCAACAACATTCCAGTTAATAGTCCCGTCAAATGGGCCGCCACCAGCAGCACCTAAAAAATCCTCAACGAATACTATCGGAAACATTCCCAGTACAGATTCTGCGGTAGATTTGTCATACACCATTGGGAATCCGCTATTCTTAAAATTATATTTTGCTAAAGTTTTACTCATAATAATTTACTCCTTTCGCCTCGTTAGAGGCAACCCGTTAAGGTCAAAAGTTTATTTAATTCTTTTATTCTTTGCCCCCCGGAACATCTTATCACGGGGGGCTTTGTCAATTTGTTTTATGCTTACTTTTTTAATCTTCGGCTTTACATATAGTTCGCCGAGGTTTTGCTCAATTAAAGCCTTGCCAACATTTTCGTTTACTTCTATTACTTCATTTGGGTTATAACCTCGCCACTCATTATAAAGCCTAATTTGTAAAGACATAACAAACTCCTTCTATTTAATTTCTAATCAATCGCTGTTGCTAATATTGCCTGCGGGTATCTGGGTTCGCTTAATATTGCAATAATGCAACCTGTCTGCGCTCCAGCAGTATCTTCTGTTACAGTTACAGAACAATGGTCTCCGCCTGCAATACCTGCGGCTACATCTGCTGCATTAACTTCAATTATATATACTCCGCCACCTTTAGCTGCAGTCATTGCAAATCCAGTTACAGTTGCATCAGTTAAAGTACTCGGTATATCCGAACCATCTGCAGGAGGTACTGCTGCTATTTGTGTTCTATACTTAAAAACGATATCGGTAGCACAAACTGCATTAGAAACACCAGCCTGAACAGTTACTACTCCATCAGTGTTTGCGGCTGAAACTCCTGTTGCTATAATAAAAGTACATTTATTATAATTTTCTAAGTTAACAACATCACTTTGAACATCACCAGCCCAAGCATCGGCTACCGGGATTAATACATTTACTATTTTATTCTTCTCACTAAATACGTTCATATAAATCACTTCCTTTCTAAAAGTTTTTTTATTTTTATGCTCTTGTTGCAAGTGCGATGTAAGGGCTTCTGGTAGTCCCACCCTTAAACGCTGTTACTGCACTATTCTTTAAAGGCTGACCATCTAATCTAAGAGTAAATCTAAAGGTCTGCTCACCTGTTAAAAATTGTACATGGATAGAAGCAGCAGCTTTAATTCCGCCAGCTTTTTGCCCTAATACATATTGGCTCATATCGGCTAATATAATATCACCGACTGTTCCGAGTGCTGCACATTGCTCGATAGGTTCAACAGGTCTGCCTAATAATTGCCCACTTGGAGAGGAGATTAATCCGCCCGGTGGCATCCATACAGGAACTCCGCCCAATCCAGCAGTAGCATACATTTGCATTAATTGAGGTTCAACGTCCTGGTTAATATACCATTTTGCCTTTGCTCTATTCTTAGCAGGCATCCTGTTCCACATCTTAATAATGTTTTTGGCTTCAACAGTTGCAGCAGCCTGGTCTGTTTCTTTTGCCTGAGTTACTAATCCGGCACCGTTTAAGATACCGAGTAACTGCCCAGCACCAGTTCCGTTAATTATTCCGTCATCAATCTTAAATCCAATATCTTCCGAGAATAATTTTTTCATTGTAGCACCTAAAGACATTGCATCCTCTAACATTTCATCAGTTGCATAATACACACCAAAAAGTTTATTAAGACTTAATTTGAGTTGTCTTAAATCTGGTTTAGTTGCTGTAGTGGTCCCGGCTTCTGAAGCCCAGTAAGTTAATATTCCACCTCGTCTGCTTCCGTCTGCTCTTGATGTTTCGTTAATTAAATTCATGTTTAAAGATTGTTTAGACATTGGAATCTGCCAACAATCTTTTGCGAGTATACCAGTTTCATAAGCATCCATTAAAAGACCGCTAGTAAATTCTTCTTCAACTAAAAATCCACCTTCTGCACCAACGCCCTCATTTAGTCCACTTGCTGCTTTTAGTCTTGGGTCAAGTTCATGTTTAATCTCGAATTTTGCAACTGCCTGCAACTGCTCTCCAAAACTCTTGAATTTAGGTGCTTCATCTTTTGCTTTTGCTTCATCTTTCGGTCTGGCTGATATGTCTATCGAGGTCATTTTTTTTATTCTTTCATCAACTATTTCTTCAGCCATTTCTTTTGCTTTATCTCTTACATCTTTGTCATACTCTTCTTGTGTCATTTTTTTTGGCATTATAAATCAC